CCGTTCGGTAAGTCGCCATTCTACGTCGCTCCGATTCACCGCACAGGCGTCCCCTACTCGTTCCTGATCGAGGACTGAATGGCTCAGCCTTTCGCAGGAGGGTTCACCGAAACCGAGACCCGCCGTGCTGCAGAGCGGTACGGGCTCGACTTCGCACGAGAGGAGTTCAGCTTGGACGCCTTGCGTGTGGGGATGAACCACGAGCGAGAGCACGGCGACGTGTCGAAGGCGGCCACTGTGATGCTCAAGATCGCACTTGCGCACCTCCGGGAGGACTCGGAGTATTACTCGAAGCTCGCGACCATCGAGAAGAGCGAGGTCGTCTCTCTCCGCAAGGCGGGGCAGCCGATCCCCTACCTCGTGAAGGCGGCCGGGTTCGCGCCGGGTACCGCGCTGCAGGGTAAGGGCGGGGGAGCAGGCCCCCTCTTCAATACCCCTGAGATGCCAGACTTCAAGTACATCTACAGCATGCCTGAAGGGGACGCGAGGCTGGAGGATGAGGAAGACGCAGCCGCCAACCGACGCCGTTCCACGCGCAGGGGGGCGGCCGAGTTGCACGCAGGACAGCATGGGAAGCCGGTCAAGCCGGTGATGAGGTCGGAGGACGCCGACGTCCCGACGCTCATTGTCAAGCGTCGTCAGCCCGCCAACGTCGACCGGGAGCGCATCTTCGCCAAGATGAGCAAGCAGCACGGCCCCGCGGGCTGGACGCCGGTCGGGTCGAAGGGCGGCTACAAGTCGCCCACCAAGAACGCCAAGGGCAAACACGACTATTGGTATCCCGGCCAGCAGATGCCGAAGGGAGCGAAGAAGCACGCCGATCCGACCGTAGGCGCGAAGCATCCTGGCCGCGCCCACGGGGACATGACGCGGACGCAGCTGGTCGCGGCTGTGATCGACAACAAGCTCATGGGCGATGCGGCTCGGCATGTCGTCGAAGACCTAGCACCGTCCTCTCTTCACGCGCTCGTGCGCAACTGGCAGGACACGAAGAAGGATGATCCGGTCGAGCGCTACAAGGCCAAGCAGGCCGCGAAGATCGACATGGAACAGCTCCTCTCGGAGTATGGGCGGGACATCACGATCGAGACGCGGGATAAGCTCTTTCGCGCCGTGAAGCCGGGCGATCAGTTCTCGTTCGGTGGGACGTGGGTCGAGATGGACCACCGGGCAGGGCAATCTGCCGTCCCATGGACTCACCAGCGCTCGTATCAGACCGTGACCGCCGCAGAGGTCAAGACGGGCGTGCGCGGTATCAACATCATGCTAAAGGAGCGCCGCGGCGGAGTGGATGTCAAAGAGATGGTCATCACAGGCCGCACCTCGGACCGAGGGATGGCCTACCAGCTCCGACGCATCGACACCTCGCAGGAGGGGACCAAGTTCACCGGCGAACGGGCCTTGAACAACATCTCTCACGTGACCGCCAGCACGGAGGGGCTGCAAAAGCGCTTCGCCGCCGTCATGTCCGAGATGAAGCCGAAGATGAAGGCGGAGAAGGCGCGCAAGGCGAAGGCCGCCGCGGATCACTCTGAGCGCGTCGCAAGGGACCAAGCTCGGGAAGATGAATACTCCGCCAACGCTCGCGCCGAGAACGACAAGCAGAACGCAGCGGCGGCTAAGGACAGCGCCGCAATCGCCGCCCTCATGCCGGATTCCCCCTTCAAGGGTAAGCGCGACTCGAACCGCTACGATGCCGCTCTGCCGTGGCTACGGGGCAAGGTCAACAGCCCTGACGGTCTGATCGCGACCGCAGCTCGACGGGCGGGCGTAGGGGGCGACCCCGCCGCCCTGGCCAAGATGACGCCCAGCAAGATGGCCGCGCACTTCGCCAAGAACGGAACCGATCCGTTCTGGACCGGGGTAGCCACAGCGGCAGCCGCGTTCAAGCGTACGGTCGCAGGGAAGAAGCAAGCGGCCGCATCCAAGAAGGCAGGGGCCGCCAAGGCAGCCAGTCAGAAGAAGATCCGCCCTGCTGTGACATCCGCGTTCAAGCGGCACGACCCGCTCGGCGGTGCGCCCGCTAGGACAGCCGAGGGGCAGGTGTTCGTCGCGCGCATGGTCGCAGGACACGAGTGGGCGGAGAAAGCCAAGCTCGATCCCGCGAAGGCGCTCAAGATGGCCGCCAGCAAGACCGCCGGCTGGCGCGATGGTAGGCTCGGCAAGGACAAGGACAAGAACCTTGGTCAGATCATGTTCGCCTACGACAGCAGCGCCAAAGAAGGGCGCGAGCACATCGGCGCCTTCTGGGGCGGCGTGTACCAGTGGGCGACACAGCAGATGAAGAAGAGCGCCCCCCGCGTCTACTTCTCGCTAGGGAGTCAGTGATGGACATCGTAGACGCAGCGAACGAGCTTCTGATGAAGGCTTCCCGAGGGGGGAAATACTACAAGAAGGTCGAAGGCGCGGGCTCGCCCAACAAGAAGACGGGCAAGCGCGGGCCGAAATACTTCTACACGAAGGAAGCCTACGAGGCGCACGTTGCGAAGACGGGCGGGACTCCTCACGTAGACGGGGACCGAGCGGCGACGGAGACCAAGACCCAGAAGGGCATCAAGCTCGCAAACAAGATGTTTGGTGAGGGCGCGACCAACGTCCAGATCCGCGCGGCAGTGATGAAACAGACCGGGATGAGCAAGCAGGCCGCCGGCAGTCTGGTCATGGATGTCAGTCGCGGCATCCTCCGCTCCGCCCAGGAGAAGCTCAAGGGCATTCGGGAGCTGAAGACCAAGGTCGCGGGAGCGCTCAAGGATCCGTCGAAGAAGCCGAAGAAGGCGCCGAAGAGCAGCAAGGAGCAGGCCCATTCGCGGTTGACGCAGATGGTCTCCGATCGAGCCGAGGTGATGACCTCAGACCGGGCCAATCGGACCAACGCTGAGATCATGAAGGTCGGTGCAGAGCACGGGTTCACGCGCACGCAGATCCAAGACCTCGTTGACGATGTGAGCGTCGCCCTTGCGACCTACCGCCGCAAGCAGGCGCCCGTCGAGCACCCAGGGACGCCCTCCAATCTGGGGGATGCCGCCGCGGCACGCGCACGTATCAAGGCCAAGAGAGCAGCTCGGGCGGCCCGAGCTAGGAAGAGCGAGACTGTGGAAGACTTCGGAGATGAACTACTCAAGGCGATCGCCTCTGGTGATGACGAGGGCTTCGATGACCTCGTGAAGGCCCGCTACACGAGCAAGAAGAAGGTGAACGGGAAGTGGCAGTACACCTACGCCAAGGACAAGAAGGGCAGGAAGTCAAAACTTCTTGGTGTGCAGAGAACCTCTATCAAGCTGGATGAGCCTTTTCCTTTGGCTGGGGTAGACAACGCAGAGGTGCTCGTGAGCAAGCAGGATGGCGGCTATGACGCGATGATCTTCGACGGGGTGACCGGCGCGCATTTTATGGAGGGGGGTTCTCATCCTACTCCTGCCGCCGCCGTACGCGCTGCCGTCGCCGCAGCAAAAGAAGATCGGACGAGGACGATGGCGGAGCCCGGGTTTACCCCGATCGATGATGGCTCCGTGGGGAAGGCCACACCAGACCTCGTCTCAGAGACCGCCGACTACCACCAGCAGAACCTCGGCAAGCTCGGGAAGAGCGAGGCCGCCTTGGAGTACGACGCCGCCGTGGCCCGCCTCCACAAGAGCGTTCCGGCACCTCTCCGGAGCGAGGCCCCGATCCAGTTCGGACCGGGCGGGAACGTGCCTTCTACGCGCAGCCGCCAGGCTGCGGAGCGCAACGCCCTCGGGATGAGGTACGGTGACACGGGCTTTCGTGTGGTAGGGGATGGCCCGGCGCAGCACACTGCCGAGACACCGCTCGTGCCGCTCACGGACCACGCGCACGACCGTTCCACGCACTGAGGAGACGACAATGGGTTTGCTAGACGATATGAGAGAGGCGACTAGCGCGATGGTGCGCGCTGCGACCGAAAGGCTCGCGCCACAGCCCGACGTCTCTCCCGACGAGATGCGAAAGTCTCTCGTCAAGATGGGCCTAGCAGACCCCACAGATGAGAAGCCGCGGGCTCTTTTCCACGACCCCTACAGCGTCTATGACTGGGGTGGCTGGCGAGAGCGTCCGAGCGCGCTGACCTACGACACGCTCCGCCAGATGTCCTCACGCAACACGGTGATCGCCGCGATCATCCAGGTGCGCGTCAATCAGGTCGGGCAGTTCGCCCGACCCCAGCAGGGTCGCTACGATAAGGGCTACAAGGTCGTCCTGCGTGACAGGCGGGACGACAAGCGGTCGATGAGCCCTGAGGAGCAGATGCAGGCGGCCGAGATCGAGCGCATGCTGGAGACGACGGGCCGCCTACTGCCGGATGAGAAGCCGTCGAGCCGCGACAGCTTCCGTACCTTTATGAAGAAGGCCACCCGTGACGTGCTCATCTATGATCAGTTCTGCTTTGAAAAGATCCGCGACCGCAAGGGGCGCATCTCTCGGTTCAAGGCGCTACCGTCGGAGACTATCCGACCGGCTGTGATCGACTGGGAGCACACAGACGCCGCCCTCCTACACGAGAGCGTCACGCACGTACAGGTGTGGGAGGACACGGTAATGGCCGAGTTCTCCCCGGATGACATCGCGTGGTGCGTTATGAACCCACGTAGCGACCTCCGATCCAACTCGTTCGGCTACTCGTTCATCGAGCAGCTCACGAACTTGATCACTTCGTGGTTGTACGGGTTCGAGTACAACACGCGGTTTTTCACGCAGGGCAGCGCGATCAAAGGCATCCTGAACGTCAAGGGCGCGATTCCCGACCGCCAGCTGAAGGCGTTCCGTCGGATGTGGTACTCGATGGTGACTGGGGTGCAGAACAGCTGGCGCACGCCCATCCTGAACTCTGACGATCTGCAGTGGATTCCCATGCACTCGACAAACAGAGAGATGGAATATTCGGCGTGGATGGATTGGCTGACCAAACTCACCTGTGCCGTCTTCGGCATCGATCCGGTCGAGATCAACTTTCAGTTCGGCAACACAGGGCAGACGTCAAGCCTGAACACATCGGACAACGAGAAAGCGCTCACCGAGTCCAAGGACAAGGGCTTGCGCCCGCTCATGGAGCATCTCTCGGACTGCATCAACAGTCACATCATCTGGGAAATAAACCCCGATTTTGAGTTCGTGTTCGCGGGGCTCGACGCCAAGAGCGAGCAGAGCGAGCGCGACGGGCTCATCGCAGAGGTGGGTAAGTTCATGCTGGTGGATGAAGTCCGCGCAGTGCTGGACAAGGAGCCGCTACCCAACGGGCTCGGTCAGGTGATCCTTGATCCGACGTGGCTGCAGTTCGCGCAGGGCAAGGAAGAGGGCGGAGACGAAGAGGGCGAGGGCGAGGATGGACCGCTAGGCGGGGACGGGCCCATGGGGGAGCTGGAGGGCGACGAGGACGATCAGTTCGGGGATGAGGATGATTCCGAGGATGAGGACTACTCGGATGACGAAGATCAGGACCAAGACGCCCCCGAAGAGGACGATCCATTCGCCAAAGCCCTCTCTTCTGTGCACTACTACCAGAATCTACTCCGCAAGGCGGAGGTCAAGCGACAGGTGATCGGCGACCGACAGGTCATCGAAATCGACATCGGAGGCTAGCGTGTCACTGCGTATCTCGGCGACCTTGGGACTTGAGGTCGGATTCAACAACCAGCTCGATGACCTGGCGTTCGATGGGGCGATCGACGAGCTGGTCGACACCATGGACAACATCTCGTCTGGGACTGGGGAGCTTGCTGCAGCCGCAAGCCTCGCGCTCAGCATGGGGTCCGTCACTGCAGGGCGCATGCTCTGGGTAGAGGCGGACGGCGAGCTGGATGTGACCTTTGGAGGCGCGGCGGCGACAGCTGCCGAAGTCGACGCGGTGGGGGCCAGCTATCCGCTCTCGCCGGCCGGGGGTGAGACCTTGACCTTCGACCTGGACGGGAACTCCATCTCGGTGACCTTCTTGGCAGGCGATACGACGGTCACCGCCGTAGTGAATCGGATCAACTCCGCCATCGCTCTGGCCGGCTACGCCACACCTGTGGCTTCTGACAACGCCGGACAGGTCAGGCTCACGAGCCGCACGCTGGGCACCCTCAGCCTGCTGGAGACCTTCGCAGGTACGTTTCTGGCCACGCTGGGGCTCTCAGGCGCCTCTGACACGCAGGGACTGGGGCCGGCGGGGGCTGCGGCTCCTGTGGGTCTTGCGCGCCTTGCAGACCCCGCAGGGACGACGGTGGGCACCCTCAAGAGCTACCTGCTCGCTACGGCGAATTTCACCACGGTTTCCATCACCAACCCCTCGGCCACGACCGCCCTCCGCTACAAGTACGCGATCGTCGGAGACCTGACGCCGACGGTCGCCTGCTAGAGCATGCGTAAGCCCCGCCAGAGGGGGCGCACGCACATTCGCGTGGAGGCCCCGGCAGACCTAGACCCCATGATCATCGCGCAAGCGGTCGTGGGGCCGCATCTGCTGTTGAAGGCGCAGCCGACGGGGAAGCGCCGAAAAGCCCCGTTCAACAACAGATGGAAGGCCCTAAGCGAGCTGTACCTCCACGCGGTCTCTGAGTATGAATCGCTGACCAAGCGCATGCTCGACCACATCAGGAAGTACGTCGAGGATGAGACTGACCTCATCAAAGCAGATCGCCCGCCTCGGTCTGTGTTCACCCCTGAGCAGGTCAAGGAGATTGCCAACATCATCCGAGATCACCACACGGCTTTCATCGCCAGCATGGCGCCGGATACAGTGACGGAGGGGCAGATCCAGAACTTGATCGACCGTGGGATCCTCCCCCCGAAGGCGATGGATCTGATCAAAGACTCGTACCTATACGGGCACTTCGTCTCGACCATCCGAGCGATGGAGGACCGAGATGAGCTGAAGAAGCTCGATTATGCGTCGTTCCAGAAGCGGCTGATCAAGCGGCCGATCCCGCTGACCCAGCACGAGCACGCCGCGATCGACTGGGCGCAGCACTCCGCCGCCATCCACGTCACGGGGCTAGGCAACAAGATCGCGGATGACTTCTCCACGATCGCAATCGAGGCCGATCGCGCCCTTCGAAAGGAGTACGAGAAGACCATCAACTCCTCGGTCTCTGAGGGGATCGCGAGGCGCAAGACGTGGCGCAAGATCTCCAGTGATCTTGGGCACGCCACGGGAGACTGGTCGAGGGATCTCGGGCGTATCGCCGCCACCGAGACGCAGCGCGCGATGCAAGAGGGATTCGCGCAGGGGCTGCGCAAGCGTGAGGGAGGGGACGACGACGCGATCATGGTCGCGAAGATCCCGAACTCGGACGCGTGCAAGCACTGCAACCGACTGCATCTGACGAATGGGCAGGGCTCAGAGCCGCGAGTTTTCAGGCTCTCGGACCTGGAGGACAACGGCTCGAACGTCGGTAAGAAGGTCGCAGAGTGGCAAGCGGTGGTCGGGGTAGTTCATCCTTGGTGCGCGTGCGAGCTGGTCCACATCCCGCCAGGTTGGGGGTTCGAGCAGAAGCCGCCAGAGGATGAAGGCTGGATCAAGATCCCGGGCAGTGATCAGACTGGATCGGCTCCTCGCTATTCAAGACATGTCAGCAACCCCTCCAGAGCCGCGAACGCACCAGAGGAGATCGAGCAGTTCTGGGCTCCATCGCTAGCGCCTGACTCCCTCCGGTTGTCGGAGTGGGCGTTCGATCGAGACCTCCGTAAGGCGTGCTCTCCTGACGGGGTGCTGACCTACGGAGACAGCGTGCCTCAGCAGGGGGTGAGCATCCGAATAGGGGACCCAGAGATGTTGGCGGCTGCGAGAGCGGTGGTCATTTCTACACCACCACAGGTCTTCGACAAGCTGGCGGGGGTGACGCTCATCACCACAGACACCAAGCGGGAAGGCACCGCCCTAGATGACCACGATCTAGCCTACTGGACCGGCAATGAGATCCGCCTCAGCCAGACGCTGCCGGCGGCTAAGGTCGCCAAGGTGCTCAGGCACGAGATCGGACACTCGCTGAACGTGTGGCTGATGCACAAGCTCGGGGGCAACGCCCAGGTGCGGGAGTGGCACGAGCAGCTCGACGCGATCTCGAAGCGCGAGGGCTACGTCAGCGAGTACGCCACGAAGCTCCCGATCGAGAACGCGGCAGAGGTGACCCGTGTGTACCTCTACCAACGCGAGCGGCTCATGCTCGACTACCCAAAGCAGTTCACTTTTGTGCATCGATTCTACCGCCCGCTGTTCCGTGGGGCGGGGACGGCAGAGCTGGATAACACCGAGTACGCTGAGCGCATGCAGGAGATGAGTGATGTTGAC